CCTATGATCAGTGCGAAGATGAAGGTTTCGGTGCGTAACTACAGTCAACTCGCGACAGAATGTACACCGCCCCCGGATAGTTGCTAGCTCCCTTATAGTTTCCTGTATTTTCTTCATAGCTTCCTGTGCCTCACAGTACGAGCAGAGACGGCGAGGGCTGAGGGCTATGCCCTCGCACAGTACACACCGAATGAATGGGTAGTCTAGTTCACGCATGCGTCACCGCTCCTCGCGCCTTGGCGATGGCATCAAAGGCATCCTGCCATACCTCGTTGGCTCTTTGCTGTGTGTCATCCTCTGGGTAGAAGCCAGCCTCATCGCCTTCCCATTCCATGAGTTGTATGAGGGCGGCTAGCAGATCAGGGGCAGAGGCCAATAACCGCGCGTTGGCCTCGTTCTCAGCATCGTCAACCACCTCTCCAAACCGTGGCCACTCCACTATCGTACCGGACTCAGGTGCGTGGCTATCGCAGAGCAATGCCACTGGCTCGCCCCACGGCCCGATCCGCTCATGGTCAACCGTCCACGGCCCCGGTGTGTGTCCTGTTATGTCTGCCATTAGTTGACCTCCTTCACTGACTCAAGATCAATGCCTGCCTCTACGCGAAAGTGGTGCATTTGCAGATACGTAATCATATGCTCCATAGCATGATACCTGTGAACCTTACAGGCCGTGCCTAGTTTCTCCTTCTTGGCTTTCTGCCAGCGTCTTACGTCCGCAGTTGTACCATTTGCGTTACATTCTAGACTACGCCCGATCTCCTCTCCCAGTTCCTTGAGAACATCTATGTCTTCATCCGTAAATGACCAGCTAGTATAGTCGCTTGTCATGAGTTGACCTCCTTCATGTCCGTCATGTCCATTTCATCGCCATACCTCTGTGCCTCATGGCCTCGCACGAAAGCGGTATCATTTGTGCCAGCACAGACGCCCCTCACCCACGCAACGCACTCCTTGAATCCTGCATCGGGAGCCTGTTTCTGCCTGTTTGGCTGATAGCGTATCGCCCATCCATCAATGCCGCTATCGCTCCGCACTGTCCATCCGTAGATTGACCGCACAAGCTGATAGCCCCTACTCCCACGGCGATGATTGATAACCTGTGCGTCTGGCAAGCTGTAGCCATGCTCCATGAGAGAGCGCATCGTGTCTTGCTCATGGTCAGGGTCGCCCGCCACCCAGATAAAGGCTCCATCCTGTGTGGTTCTCATTGCCATTAGTTGTCCTCCTCCTTCAAAGTATGTAGCTATGATAGTCTAACGTGTTACCAGTGTCAACCACTAGGACACACCCCACCTGTACATGGGGTGTATCCCTCTAGATAATTTTATTTTTTTATTTTCCCACCTCGCTTAGCACGACTTGCATCAGGGCCTGCCGCAGCCCCTCGCCGTCCACCTCTTTGCGGAGTTCGCTGCCAGTGACACACCTGAGAGGGATAACCCGGAACTGGTGGGGCAGGGTAACGTCACTTGGTGTCTCCGGGCAGAGGTTCAGGACATAGGTGGTTACGCCTGCACCACGCTTGCGCTGCCACTCCGCTGCCGCATCGGCATCCTTCTGGCTTTCGAACTCACCATCAGTGAGGATGATATCCAGACGCGGGCTACCTATGAGGTTGCGCCTCACCTCTGTGTCGTACATACTCTCGATCAGGGGTGCTAGGTTTGTCTGGACTGCATCGGTGCGGCGGGGGTTCTCAACAACCATGCGCTGCATCGCTTGGCGTACCATCGCAAGCCGCCTCCGTTGACCCCTGCTACCAGTGTGCACATGGGCAATGCGGTTGTAGCTATACGCATCCCATGTGACACCGGGCCACTTGCTGGCTGCGACAAACAGAACCTCCATTAGGTTGTTAGCGACATCCTCCATAGCCGCGGCGCAGTACCCGGTAACAGGCATATGTGTTGAGCCTGAGTTGTCCACCGCTATGTTAACGTGCTTCTCGTACCCTCGCGCACCTAGTCGCTCCTCTCCCCACCCAGAGCCATCAGTCAGCAGGCCCACGGGATCGTCAAGCCACTCACCCTCGTCTAGGTTCTCCAGTTCGTGGCTCCTAGTGGCTGACTCAAGGGCAGCTACAAGTGCGTCTGCCTCGTGCACCATGCGTATCTTACGCTCGTTACCCAGCAGTGCCTGAGCACCGTTCTCACGAGAGTCCTTGTAGACAGCACTCTCGATCTCTGCCTTAGTCATCGTGGACTCGTTGTATTCCTCAGTCATGCCCTCCCTGATAGCCATACGGGTTTCATCATCAACGTCACCCAGCACATCCAGAATACCCCTGAGCTTGTGATCCAAGTAGAACGCTACCAGCTCATCCTTCCTCGCCTCTGCGGCGTAGGTGCTGAAGGCTCTGCTGCGCCCACCACTAATGCGGCTGCTGCCCTGTCGTGCCTTGGTGTATCCCTGATCTGATCTAGCCATTTCATACCTCCAAAAATATTTTTATTTTTTTCTACCCTGAGTAATCTCGTGCCGTCCAGACGGCCTTGATAACCGCCGCGACGGCGTTGCGCTCGTGCTGCACATCGATCTTGGTGAGGATTGAGGTTGTTAGCATATCCCGGAAGGGTGTCTTGGTCAGGTCTGCCATCTTGGCAGCCGCCAGTGCCCGGCGAGGAGATATCTGGTAGCTGATCCTCTGGCCTTCCCATGCTACGTACAGACGCTCGATCATCATAACCGCATCGGGTATGTAGGCCTTCCTGACTTTGTGTGCCCTGAGCATAGCCGTCAGGCCCTCACCCAACAACGGTGGCACGGTGATAGACCAGAACCTGTCACGCAATGCCTCGTTCATGAGCTTGGTGCCTTGGTAGCCGGGGTTCCGGGTAAGAAAGCACCGGAAATCCGGGTGCACCTCGATAGCCCTACCGCCTACCACAAAGGTAGAGCCTATGGTGCCGGGGCGGTCAAGCATACCATTGAGGAACCCCAGTGCGTCAGGCTCTGCCATGTTGGCCTCGTCTATGAGTGCCCAGTCACCGTTTTTGGCGGCACTCGCAAACTCGCTGGCCTGAAATACAGTACGTCCACCTATCAACTCACGGGTGCCTACTAGGTCACGCTTCCTCAGGCCACCATCAGCCGTGACTACTGCCAGCCTGCGGCCCTGCGCCGCTGCTAGGTGGTGCACAGCCAATGTCTTCCCACTCCCGGCTGGCCCCATTAACTCGACATGGCCAATGGTCACAGCCGCAGTCAGTTCCTGATACCACGGCGGCAGCACATAGCTGCCGTTAATGTCAGCGGTGCCGGGCGGCACGTCAGGCCAGATGACCTGTTCCCGATCCTCTACAGGTGGTGGTGTCAGGGTGGTGACAGGGTCCATATGGACTGACGGCCCGTCTCTGTAATCGTCAGCCAGAGCGGCCACAATTATAGACTTCTTGGCCGATGCTATCCCTGCGGCGGTTGCCATGCGCCGCAGGTCATGTATGCTAAGTGCCTCTAGGTGTGCTCTATCCAATTTGTTCCTCTCTCTCTGCCTATTCGGCTAGTTGAAACTATAATGACCGTCCAAGTTCACTAATCTGGGCGAACAAATTACTCCAAGCGCAATTCGCGTGCATTAACATCATTTTATGTTGCCGCGGGTAAAAGTTCGCGCAATGGTCATCTTCTAGGTAGATAGTTTCGCCACACTGGCGGCTATCACAGTAGGTCGGAAACCATGCCGCGGTGACACGCGCCCCATATATGGGTTTTCGCGCTCTCTTCATGCGTTCTGGTGTCAGTAGCTCAACGCCGACCCCACAATATTTCCAATGGCCGCGCTTGTCCTGTCGGAATTTGTCATAATTTATACCCATGTTCCTCTCCTCTAGCCTTAATCATCAGGCGGCAGGCGGCTAACCCTGCCACTAGCGTGACTGAGGAGTCACGCTTTCATATTTTGGGAGTATTCGTGCCTATACTTTGCTGAATTCCTTGCAGCGTGCCGCAGACCTGCCGCGGCTATGCTTGTCCCAGTGCTTAGGTATGCAACGGGTATGTATACCCCAGCCATCGCGGACAGCCTGAGTGATACCGTCCATGATACCCAGATCACGCCCACAGCAGCGGCAGGGTGGGATATTGGGCGCGATACGTTCCAGCCTGACAACCTGATCTTCTATGCTCATGATGTGCCTCACTTCCTTGCTATTCGTGCCTAGTATGTGAACCCTACCACCACCACGGTGGCACCCCTTAAGAATAGTTCCCGGTTCATGTCTTCAGCGTCCATGCAGGTGTATCGCCGTGTCGTGCCACGGATATATTCGCCGCGGATATAAACCTTTGCGGACGTGGATGTGCGCCTGAAGAATTCCCCGCGTGCAATGTCCCTAATCTGTGCTGTAGTCAATCTGTGCCTCGCTTTCTTGCTATTCGTGCCTATTGGGCTACTTGTACCCCAGACTTGATCACTGTGCTAATTCTCATGTGCTGCCTTAGTGGCACCCGGTACACTGCGACATTATCCCGGCCAGTTATGACCACGACCATGATCACACCTTCTAGTCCGTACTCGTCAAGAAATGCCTGTTTCCTCTCCCATGCCCCGTTTTCGATGTGAATTTTATTGCTGCCAGACAGTGCTAGACCAGACACAGTTTTGACTTCATATGCTGTGCCATCACTGAAGTCCACCACATCAAACGGGGCATGCTTAGGCGTAGCCTTAGCACCCACTAATCTAGCTACGAGCCTCTCACCTTTTGCGCCTAGCTTTTCCAATTTTTTAGATACCAATTAAAACCTCGCTTTCCTATCTAATTTGTGCCTATGGGATCGCTTCAATGACTATGCTGGGGGTATTTGGCCGCAGATTGCCGGAGCACAGGCCGCATTTGTTGCAATTTGTGCGGCCGCTAGCCTCCGGGCACACCATTTCATCAGCTCGTGGAGCTTCGCCGACCGCAAGTACTCGGTAAGTACGAAATCCCATGCTGTGGGCCTTATCTAGGGCACTGTCTACGTCCGGCCATGTTATGGGATCAATGCTGGCCATTGTGTATTCTGCCAGCTCTGGGAAGTTTTCCCACTGGTGTGTATAGCTCGTGAGTTTGCTATCCAGCATTGATAACAGATCGCGCCACACCCAGTCAGGCACACTGGCCGGGTCTCCATATGCACCTAGTCGAACACCTAGTGGTTTTCCGGGATTCTTGCATAGTCTGCGCGGATGTGTCTTGGCACAGTCACAGGACTTGAGTGAAGATATCAATTCGCTAGCTTCCAATGGCGTAATGCTAGCCACATTCCCAGCTTTCCAAGATTTCCATGCTCCTTCAGGGCCTCTCCACTTGTCCACGTAGCAAGGTATATTGCTTTCACCTGCCGTCTTAAGTTGCTTTGCGATAATCGGCCGTAGAAAACAACTTCCACACACGGCTTCATCCGATCCCGTAGTTACTGCAATTGTAGGGGATTCGTGCCTATGTAGGATGAATACTTGGATCATATCCAAAGTCTTGCCATTGATCGACCTTTGGTCAAAGGCGGAAGCTAGGACAATGATATCGTCAGTGTCTGACGTGTTCCGGCCATCATAAAGCAATCGACTATTCACGTTCATTGATTCACTCCTCAAGCTAAGATTGTAGGCATGCTAGCACACTATGTGCCATGCTGCAATAGGTATCACGATATTGGTGCTGTGGTAGCTGTAGGGTGCTTGATAATTGGTGCTGGAATAGGAGCTGGTAGGGTGCTAGTGGGGGAAAGTTAACAGTCGACCGCAGCAGTACCAAAAGGGCCCGGTACCGAAACTTAGCACCACTCAGGCGGCAGGGCCTTTTTGCGGTATAAGGAACGGGTGCTGCGCGCTTCGGAAACACTACAATGGCTAGCGACAGGAGCGGTAGCGACTGTCGCGGTTGCTGGTTACTGTCGCTGATGATGGGTATGGCTTAGAGTTCTTCTGGTCTTAATAGGGGTACCCCCGACAGACTTTTGTCGCTAAAGGCTTCCGTTGACACAGGTCCTTGGTTGCTGTACTTTACTCGGTAAAGTGGAGTAATGTTACTAGTAAAGTTTTTAGTTTCGTGCCTGAGGTGTGTTACTTTACTGAGTAAAGTGGAGTAAAGTGGAGTAAAGTAAAGTGAGTTACTGTAGCTGTTACTTTACTTTACTTTACTACTACCCCCCCCTTAAGGGGGTAGTAAAGTAAAGTAGTAAGTAATAGTAATAAGTAATAGTAATGTGGTTAGAGTAAAGGAGGAGTTCCTTGCCAGATCCTGCTAAGAAGGTTAGGCGTGTTATGACGGCTAAGGAGAAGAAGTCGTTAGGCGAGTTGGATGAGAGGACACAGAAGAAGAGGAGGAATCAGGAGAAGTTCCTTGAAGGATTGAAGGAGACAGGGACGATACGGAATGGGTTGCGTAGGGCTGGTGTGATACGGTGGACGTACAGGGAGTGGATGGAGGATGACCCCACGTTCCCTGACAGGGTACTGGATGCACGGCAGGAATTTGCGGAGGCATTGGAGGAGGTTGTCGTGGGAATTGTTATGGACCCGGACACGGTGAAGAAGGTTCCCATCTTGGCAATTACGCTTTTAAATGCTAATCTGCCTAATAAGTATCGCCCGACTGCGATTGTGCAGGATGAGGCGGCTAGGGATTTGCTCAGGGAGTGGAGGAAGGCTGCGAGGGAGCACCCACAGGAGGTTGCACAGGTGGCCAAGAACTTTGAGACTCCGGTGGACCAGCAGATTGATGAGATACTGAAGAGGAAGCAGGGTGGTGGATGACGATACCAGCAGTCAGGCCCCTGTATGAGACGGGGGATGACAGGACACGCGAGACTGCTTTCGTAGAAAAGCTGTGCGTAGCGTGGCGTTGTGATGCCCGGAAGCTTCCCATGCACTACAGGCTGGACTTTGCCATGCTCCGTGATGGTATCATCAGGGCGTTTCTGGAGATCAAGGTACGGAAGTACACCAAGGATTACTTTGGGACGTACATGGTGTCTATGGCGAAGGTGCTTGCGGCACGGGAGTACTCAGGGTTTGCAGGTGTGCCCTCCCTGCTTGCCGTCAGGTGGACGGACGGTGCAGGGTTTATTGCCCTGAGTGACCTGAAGAGCTTCGAGCTGGGCTTCGGGGGCCGTGAGGACAGGGGTGACTCTCAGGATATGGAGCCCGTGGTCTTCATACCCACGGGAGATTTCAGGGATCTGGAGTTATAGCGTGGCGAAGCCTAAGAGTATAGCGAAGAGGAAGAAGATGCGGAAGAAAGCCCGCCATCAGGATAAGGTTGGGAAGAGAAGATGACTACTAATGTGAACCAGATCAGGGAATGGTTGTCGGGATGGAACGGGGAAGCCCTGCTGGCAGATGGTTTCGAGGATGCCATAGTAGGGATATGCGAGAGGTTCGGGGCTGTGCCTGTTGTGGCGTATGACAGGGATAAGTGTATAGAGATACTTATGGATCGGGACGGTATGGAAGACGAGGAAGCGGTGGAATATTTTGAATTTAATGTTGCGGGGTCTTATGTAGGAGATGGTACCCCTGTATTCCTGACACTGTGGGATAAAGAGGAAAGTGGATGACTACTGCCACTAAGGAAACTCTCACTTCGTACCTGTATGACAGGGTGGGATTCAAGCCCACTCCTTCACAGGAGATAATACTGGCATCGCCGCACCGGTTCAACCTTGTTGCGGGCGGTGAGCAGGCAGGGAAGTCGATGATAGCGGCGAAGTACCTGCTGGCTAGGTTTCTGGAGACGGAGGGCAAGGGACTTTACTGGCTGGTGGCTGCGGACTACGAGAGGACACGGGCAGAGTTCACATACCTTGCGGAGGACTTCGAGAAGCTGGGAGTACTCAAGGAAGTTTCCAAGCGTGTAGACCCCGGCCACATCACGCTGGTGGATGGCACACTGATAGAGACAAAGTCGGCGAAAGACCCAAGGACTCTGGCCATGCGTGCGCCCGATGGGATACTGGGATGCGAGGCAAGCCAGCTAGACATGGAGACATTCTTCAGGATGAGGGGCAGATGTGCGCCGAAGAGGGGATGGATGTTCCTTGCAGGGACATTTGAAGGGAGCCTTGGGTGGTATCCCCAGATGTTTACCGCTTGGGCTTCGGGTGCAGAGCCTGATGCTAGGGCTTTCTCCCTGCCGAGTTATACAAACTCCCACCTGTACCCGGGTGGTGCCAATGACCCGGAGATTCTGAGACTGAAGGAGGCATCGAGCGATGACTTCTTTATGGAACGTATTGAAGGCAAGCCTTCTCCACCTCGTGGACTCGTATTCACGGAGTTTCGACCTGATATGCACATCAGTGAACTCGAATACGACCCCGGATCTCCCGTGCACCTGTGGATGGACCCCGGATATGCAGGGGCATACGCCGTCGAAGTCGTGCAGGTCAGGGGAGAACAGATTTGTATTATTGATGAGATATATGAGCAGGGACTGGTGACCGACGAGATCATAGATATCGCACGGAGCCGACCGTGGTGGAAGGATGTCCACTTCGGGGTAATAGATATAGCAGGGACACAGCATCAGGCTATGGCCGCACCCACCGAGGTGTGGCTGGCACAGACAGGGCTGTACCTTTCAAGCCAGAAGATCAGGATTAACGAGGGAACGGAACGGCTCAAGGGGTGGCTCAAGGTGGATGCCAAGACCCACGCCCCGAGGATAGTCTTCTCCCCTAAATGCAAAGGGGTGCTGTCCGAGTTCGGTGCCGTTGCGTCTCCTATAGACGGTCAGACACGGGCATATAGATGGAAGGTTGACCGTGATGGTAATATAGTGGGTGATACGCCCGAAGATAAGAATAACCACGGAGTGAAGGCTTTGATATACGGGTTAGTAGACAGGTTCGGCTACGGGTATGTGGAGCACAGGAATAAAATTGCCGTAAAGCGGTGGAAGTAGATGCCCAGACGTAAGCCAGAGGACATCATCGCACTGGTTGACGGCCACTACGAGGCTACGGAACCTCTCAGGGACCGCATGGAAGAAGACCATGCCCTTTATAAGCTTGATCCCTACGATGCGGGAGAGGGATACCAGAGCTATACATCGAATGAACCCCAGACATTTGCCGACAAGGTGATGGGCTGGATATCTGGAGCGGAGATGACTGTCAGGATTCCCCACGACGGGGCTGACGAGGAACTCCGTGAGAAGAATGACCAGAAGGAACGCTTCCTTATAGGGATACTAAGGTCGGCAGACGAGCGTCTGTGCTCCCTGATGCAGCCTAACCTGCGTGACCAACTTGCATGGTACACGGTTATAAGGGGATGGTATGCAGGCCGTGCGCTACTGGCCAAGCGCGATGATGGTTCCACCTATGTGGATATCACGCCGTGGGACCCGCTTCATACCTACTGGGGCATAGGCCCCGACGGACTGGAGTGGGCGTGCTACAAGATGGTGAAGACCAAGGACCAGATCTTCGCACAGTACAACGTGAAGGTGGACTGGGATGCACGTCACGATGCCGAGGGCTCCTTCGTGTATGACTTCTACGACAAGGAGATGAACACCATCCTTGTCCATAATGGCGATACGAACAACCCGCTGTATAAGGTGGCGAAGAAGCAGACACGGCATGGCGCAGGCACGGTGCCTGTCTTCCTAGGCCCGGTAGGGGCCAACCCCCTGATAGTGGGGATGAATAACACATCGATTATAGACACTATAGCGGATATGGGAGAGAGCGTGTTCCGCTCTACAAGGAACCTGTACCCGAAGCACAACCTTATGATGAGCACCCTGCTGGAGCTGACCGCCCGGTCACGGAGGCAGGGATTGAAGGTACGCTCTAGGGACGGGACAAAGACGCTGGATGAAGACCCCTATCTGGAAGGCTCAGAGATTTCCCTTGCACAGGGGGAAGAGGTGGAGCCTCTGGGATTACTCGAAGTGGCGAAGGAGACAGGGGCATTTATGAGCCTTGTCTCAGGCGAGCTGCAACGGGGTTCCCTGCCCCACTCCGTGTATGGGGACCTCCCTTTCCAGTTATCGGGTTACGCTATTAACACACTGAGACAGGGCGTGGATACTATCGTGGGTAAGTACCTCCGTGCTATCGAGAAGGCTTACCAGATGGCATTCAGTATCATAGCTGACCAGTATGCCTCCGGGTCATACAAGGCTATGGAAGTATCAGGTATGGACCGTAACCGCACCTACTTCTCTCAGGAGATTACCACGGATGTGATTGATGGAGCGGGCATGGCAGTGGTACGCCTGATCGGACAACTGCCTCAGGACGACATGACCAAGTTCTCGATGGCACAGATTGCAAGGGAGGGGCCGACTCCTCTCCTGTCAGACAGGGCAATCAGGGACAGGATACTTGCGATACAGGATGCAGACCAGATGGATGACGCAATTAAGGAACAGATCGCAGAGAAGATGTTGCCAGAGGCAACGCTCTGGTCTATGCTACAGGCAGCGGAACGTCAGGGACGCGATGACCTAGTGGACTTCTATATGGGCGAGATGCTGTCGGTGTTACTTGAGAAGAGGCGTGTATTACAGGAGCGCATGAGTGCGGTAATGCCCCCGCCACCGCCCGGAATGGGAGGCCCCATGCCTCCCGGTGGCCCTCCTCCCGGTGGCCCTCCGATGGGACCAATGGGCCCGCTACCCGGTGGCCCTCCGGGCCTGCCACCTGAAGTAATGCCTAACGCTGCTTTGGGCGTGCCACCACCCATGCCTGTACCACAGGCTGGGCCTGTAGTGCCGCCCGGTTCTCCTAGACCCGGTGCACAGGTAGGCCCCTAATGGTTGATTTTGATAACATTACAAAGGCATTCAGGAACATTGTGCCGCTGTCAACTATGGGACTGGCCGCAACATTTGCGATGGCCCTTGGTAATAAGAGTCTCGATCAGGTAGTCAAGGATGAGGTTAGGGCACGGGAGGAAGCGGAGTTTGATGAGTTTGAAACTGACGAGGGTATCGGGGCTGGTGGCAGCTACGAGGATTACAAGGACCTATATCCTGATATCGTAGACCAGACAATATACCAGATTGATAACCCGAATGCCCTGCTGACACCGTGGGGGCCGACACTTACTGATGAAGAGATCGACATGGTGCTGGCAGAGAACCCCAGCATACCCGAACTCCTGTCGGTTGACCCCGGCGAGAGAGTAGAAGTACAGGCAGAAGCAGGCAACTTGCTTGCTCAGGCAGGGGCTTTGATAGATGATTGGTGGGATCAGGGCAGTAAGATAGCCATGTCTGTGGGAGGGAATGCCCTCAAGGTAACGATGGATCTGGTCGATGCTGGTATCAATAGTAGCATTAACAGCTATGATCAGTCCCTTGCCGGTCTGACAGAACAGGAAGGATACACCGTAGCGCACCCTGATGACCCTGAGCTTCACGTCAGTACTCTTGCTGGCTCCTTGTATGCGGGTAGCGGGAGTCATGAGGACTACGGCGACCTCTTCACCGCTCTAGGGGCTGATACGGTAGTGGATGCGAATGAATCGACACAAGTTGTACCTACGTTGTCAACGACTCCTGTTCCTGATCCCTTAGAGGTTCCTTTTGCAGAGCGGCAGAGGGCTCAGACCGCTTTCGATATGATGCAGCACAGCCTCTTACCAAGCCCAGAAGAGGAGTACGCAGCAACGGATCAGGATGTCATCGAAGGTGTTTTTCTCGGCTTAACATACGGGCAATTGCTTAATAGCGACGTGCAATCGTTCTTAGACTACCACGTTGAGTTCGAGTCTGAAAAGCCTGTCCTGCATGACGGTCTGATGGCAGCGATGGAGATTATAGACTTACGGACAGAATATTGGGGCTGGCTTAAGAAAAACAATATACCGGTGCCCTCAATGGAGGACCTAGCCGCCTCAGAGATGATTACCCCTGAGCTAATTGAAAAGTGGGCAACAAACCTCGGCAGGAAGTCTGTGCCCGCGCATCCCCTTTCCTTCGTTGACCCGGAGTTATACGGGCAGCCGATCACTGTTGACGTTGATGATGCAGGCCCTACGCAGTCGGCGCAGGCTACTGCTGATCAGGCTGCGCTGGCAGCAGCTATGACAGAACCCAAGACAGCAGCAGAGTTTACCAAGATATTCTATGAGACTATGGCGGGTGTGCCGGGTGGCAACCACAGCGAAGTGCGTGCCCGTATGGATGAGCTTCAAGCGGAGTCCGAGGTGCTGTTCTGGTTGTGGCACGCGGATAATGCCTATGCCCCTTGGGCAACGGGCACGCAGTATGCAGCAGCAGGGGCTTCGGGAGACAAACACTTTGATCAGGTAGAAGCTATGTATAAGGCGTTCCTCAGCCGCGATGCTGAGGGGGGTGGCATGAAGGGCTATGTGTGGAACCCCCGTGCTTATAAATCCGGGGAACAGTTCACAAAGAGATTGGAGTATCTGTCTAATCTGATGACAGACTACGAGGCAGGTGGTGACCAGTTTGCCGCTGGAGCGTCAATGCCGCTACTCGCCATGTTTGCTGGGGAGGACGCTTATGGCCAGTGGCGGATGGCAACTATGGCGAAGGTACATGCTACGGGCGGGTCCACGGACTATAATGCCTCAAGGATACATGGCGTGATGCAAAAGACAATGGACTGGTGGAGAAAGACGGGTGTTTCCGAAGCGGAAATCTTCCGAAGGATGACGCAGCCCACCGAGGTGGCTACGGCATTTCCGGGGACAGGCCAACTAGGTGCGGGATATGATGACGACGGAGACTTGGGTGGGTACCCGGATGCCTATGGGGTGGACGGGGAAGTCTCGAAGTACGACTTCAGCGATCTGCTGGACATACGAAATAGACCTACATATTACGAGATGGCAACTGACAGGGCTCCGCTTGGGTCAACGGTAAGGGAAGAGCAATACGACTTCACTGATCTAAAGAAACCAGATACATATTACCAAACCCAGACCAGCGGTTCCTTGAGCCCTGATGAGGTTGCTATCCGAGAGGGAGAGGTAGATGCCTACCTTGAGGCTCAGTCTCCGTGGACGAAAATGGGGATTCCCGAGGATTATTTCCTTCAGAGCAGTGCGGCGTTAGGGAAGGGCGAAAAGTTTGACACAGGGTCATTCAAAGGCACGGATACTCGTACAGATATAGGAACGGCATATGGCTATAACGAGGAAGAAGAAAAGAAGCGTAAGGCGGGTAAGCCGTATAGAACAGGACGATGGACTGAAGAGCCCAAGCATGTGTTTGATGCCAAGAGTGCGGAGGATAAGAAGAGGATAATGGCAGACCCGACAGTATGGAAAATGGGACCGATGCACAGGTAGGATTTAATAACACCAAGGAGGTAGGCCGATGGTAAATGGTATTGGAAATTTAACGGGCCAGTGGGGAGGCGTACCGGGATGGGAAACAGCCGGGGCTGGGGGGTATACCGCAGCGGATGTGGGGGCAGGACTGATCCCCGGCGATCTCGCTGGTTATCGCACGCCAGACATGGACTGGCAAAACCTGATGCGGAATGTTGGCCGCACATGGTCATCACGGGTGCCCCTGCAAGACTTACGGAGTCAGCTAGAGACACGATATCAGTTGGAGCAGACCCCCGGACAAACCTTTTCTGGTTTCCTAGGGTCCAAGCTACCGGCTGGGGGTGGTGGGTATGCAAGCCGGATGTATCTTAGCCCAGAGGCACTGAGGGATCGTGCGGCAGAGGCTGTGAGGTTCGGGGGTATGTCAGAGGACGAATTCGGTGCGTATCAAATGGCCGTAGGGGGACCCGAATCGGCACAGGGGTTACGGGGCGCGAGCCTCCGGGATTACTTTGATCCCGTATCCCAGACGGGTCGGGCAAACCAGATGGGCGTGGCCAACCTGCTCGCATTGCAACGCGGCGGTGGCGGGCAGTATCAGGGCAGGATGGCAGGGGCAATACAGGATGCCATACAAGCTATGGCTGCGTCACGCTTTGGTCAAGGGTATGACCCCGGTTCATTCCTGAATTGGTATCTACAGCAGTAGTAAGGAGTAGGCCATGACGATGCAGAACTCTGACATGTGGAAGGACTGGCTGGCTAGTGGGGTTCTTGAGCAGTATGAGCCTGCCCAGTACTATAGCTCGCCCACGGGCATGGCCTTTGGGCAGGGTAGTCCGCGCAGGCGCAGGTACTTCTCCAATGCTTACGATGATATTTTCAAGGAATACCTAGGGTCGGCTGGCACTTCCCTGCGTGGGGGGCAGCAGCCGACAAGCTTCATGGAGTTCCTTGAGACGGACCCGTGGACCAAGAGGTACTCGTCCTTGCCGCAGCAGAACAGGGGTGTAACAGGAATGGCGGCAAATCCACGGACGAGATTCCTATATAACTTCTAATGGGTAGAATTACGCTAGAAAAACTACGGGCGATGGGGAAGCCTGCTCCTGAGGCACAAGCCCCCTCATCGGTCTTGGGCACTACGCTTAGCAGCCTAGAGCGCGTTGGTAGGTTAATAGGTGCTTATGGTGGTGCCGGTATTGCCACTAGTCTTCCGGGATGGGCAGGGCGGTTTATTCCGGGCGTGAGAGACTGGCTGCCTGACCCCCTAGACATCCCTGAAGCAGCGCGGCAGTTCGTGGATGTCAGTATGCAGGGTGACGTGGATGCTGGTATTGAGGCATATCAAGATGCGATGGCCGCAGGGCCCGGTTTCTGGGGTGCTTCTGAGGCGATTACGGGTGCGATTGCCCCAGTGGGCGCAGCGGCTGTGGGTGGTAGGGTGTTAGCAGCAGCACCACAACTGGGAAGGTTTGCTCCGTATGCTGTTGGCTTAGGTAAGACCCTGCGTGCTCCGTGGGAGATTGAGGAAGCGATAGGTCGCGGGGCAATGCTACCCTTCAAAGCTGGTGCGCGTTGGTTACGCGGCACTCCCCCACCTACAGCTCCGTTAGCAGAAACAGTACAGGAAGTAGCACTTGATGTCCCTCCCTCTGTTGTGGAGAGGGTTGTCCCGACAACGCGCAGGGCAGAAATACCCACTCCGCTGGAGAGGGCGAGGGTGAAACAGGCACAAGGGGAGATCGACATAGGGGAGCAGGCACATGAGGTTCGTGGCAGAGAGTCTAAAATCGCCCATGATAAATATAGGGTTGAGTATATAACTGGCAAAGTTCGTGATTTAGAAAACGCTATGAACCTAGACCCGTCTGAGCTCTCGGATATACCGGGATACAGCTACTTCGAGAATCAAGTAATAAGGGCGCGCCAACAACTGGAGATACCTTCTGTAAGAATGAGGGTGACAAAGGGCGACAGGCGTGTCTCCGCTGCGGCGAAAGATGTTCTTCGTAAGGCCGACGAGATGCTTGCCGACCTCAAGGGCAAGGCAACGCTGGTGCAAAAGGACCTAGAAAGGTCTGAGTTGATGGTCCGTGGCCCTAGGGCCAAACAGGCAAGCCTTCAGTATCAGCAAGACATGAGGGAGTCCGAGATGCTCCAGATGCCGGGGAGTGGCCTAGTAGATGAGGCTGATGACCTAGTGGGACTGCCGCTACCAGAGGAGCAGGTTGCGCCCCCAATGCCCACAGAGGGACCCAGTGGCCAGTATGGGCCTGAGGGCCCGTTGATGACTGACCTACAGGATATTGGCGAGGTCATTGATATCTCGCAACGGCCAGACGTGGGCCGCAAGCTTGCCAACTTCCCTGTCATAAAGCAGATATATGGTCCGCTGAACCGTGCTGCGGTAGCAGGGAAGGTAGAGCTACAGGCACTCGTTGGCAGAGCCATCCTGATGTCGCAGGGTCAGCAGAAGACTCAGGCGGCAATGTCAAGGCTCAGGGAACTGGGTAGCTTTGAGGATGTCTTTGGCAAGGTAGACAAAGATACCGGGCTTATTGCAGAAGACCCTGTAAAGGGTGCGGGAATCCTTCCGTGGGGCGGTCGGGAAATGAGGTTGTCTGGCAGGACACCCGGCATGGTCAACCCGCTTGCAAAGTTAGCCCCTAACGACATACGCACTCGACCTGATGACTTTGCTGGTATCACAACTCAGAAGCAGAAGGACTGGATTAAAGTAGCGCAAGATATTGAAGATGCCAAGTTGAAGTTCCTCGATGATAACGGCATTGATGTAAACGAACTGGGCTTTGATGAAGGCGGTGTATATGCGGGCAGGCGCGTCTATGCCAAGAAAGACTCTAGTGGCAGGATTATTTCAACTCAGTCATTCTCCTCTCAGCCGGGGCCGGGGCGGGTAGGGTCAAAGATGACAAGTGAGGGCGAGCGGCAATTTGCAACTCAGGCCGAGGCTCTGAAAGAAGGGTACATGTATCTCCCTGAGGACGAGGCCCTCGCTCTCAATGTGCAGGCTGCGTATAACAAGGTAGCTAACAAGAAATTCTTGGATTGGTTGCAGGCGACTATTCCCGACACGCTCCCCGAAGGCGAGGCGGGACTCACCATGCGCAAGCTGAGCGCGGAGGAGTACAAGAAGATACGGTTCGGTGAGGAATATGTAGGAGACTTAGGCCCCGGCTTTGCAGGGGATGTGTTTGGTGGGGATAGGGCTGGGGAAGCGAAAAAAGCACTGGAGGCAGGACTGCACCCGCAATTTAGTAATGCGCTGGGGAAGGTGAATAAGGTGAATGCCCTAGGTAGGTTCTTCACCCTCGCTGCTGACGTGAGCCCCTTTAATATACAGCTCCTGTTCTTGTCTGGCTATAGACCGGGGATAGTGTATACCAAGGCCCTGCCGGGGTTCTTCAAGGCGATGGTTAACCCTGAGTTTCACCAAGCATACATGAATAAACACCGAGCTACCCTAGCGCGACATAATATACTCACTACCTTGCAGGGTAACGAGATGACTGAGGCAATGGAGAAGGGCGGGATCTTGCACTCACGGGCCGTTACTCCTATAAGGAAGCTCTTTGAGCCGTTCCAGCGTGGGTTTAACACGGCTCTAGATGTAGCGGGTGTCGAGCTTGCGGAGGGGCTTGAGCATCTGGCTAAAAACGCCGATGGCTCTGTTGATGCTGCGAAGATGGCTGACGTAGATGCCTTCATTAACGAGATTCGTGGTTTAGCATCCAGTCAAACTGTAGGCGCGTCAGCGCAAGTGCGTCAGTGGGAAACAACACTGTTACTTGCACCACGGTACAACAGGGCAATTGCGGCCCTGCTTTGGGATGCAACTCTTGGGGTTGTTGAAACAGTGGGCAGGGGTGGTCCCCAAACCATGCGGACGCGGTTAGCACGCGACGCAATGGTGAAATCTATGTCTGGGTTAATGGCACTCAACACGGCCATCACCACAGGGAGATATATGCTGAGGGTGGACCGGGATGACTGGAATATGGCCGATCTCCAAGATGATATAGGAGAGCACCTCGACCCCAGATCATCACGGTTTTTCACTTGGGATGTAGGGGGTAGGAACATAGGCCCCGGCACCAAGGTAAGGAGCGTCATACAGCTTCTTGGCAGGAGCTTCACAGACCCCAGTGCATTTGACCCCCGTAACATAGATGACGCGGGAGGGTTATATCAGTTTGCCATGAATAACCCTACCGTAAAGTTCTTGCGAGGCAGCCTTGCCCCTGTTCCCTCTGGAGCCACAGACATACTGTCTGGGTATACCTATATTGGGGAGCCGACGAGGGGCGAGATAGGCGATCCAAAAACATACTTGAATGCGGCAACAGAAGTGGTGTTGCCAGACATAATGCCTATATGGACACAGGCACTGCTGCTTGAGGGTGGTTCGATCCGGGAGAGGGCCGTTGGGGCGGGGGTGGAGTTCATTGGTGGTCGCGGCTCCCCGATGTCAACAACACAGCGTATGCAGGAGATGCACAGGCTTGATCCTGCAACACGGGACACACCTTATGAAGAGTTGTCGCTGTCACAGCTTGACGAGTATTCCGATAGGGTGGTAGAGGAAACCGGGGACCGTGCTTACCGTGGGCCTAGGGGCAAGGATCTGATGGAGAGGGACAGGATTAAACAGCTTGCCGTTGCCGATATGGCAAAGGCAGCGACACACCTGAAAGACACGCCATTCTCTAAGGGGCATCTTGGTAAGTATGTCAGGGAAGAGGTAGGGAGGATAGAGAGAAACAAGTTCAGGGAGCTATATGGCAAGTGGAATGAAGACTTGCAAAGGATGCAGGGAGGAGTCTATGAGAGACTCTATCCCGGTCGGAAGCGCGATGAGCCAGAGAAAGATACTAGGGCCCACATCCTGTGGCGATACTACAAGATGTATGACGATGCGACTGTGAAAGAGGAAGTGGCCCCCTCGGTAGAGGGAATGCCAGCGACAAAGGCGGGGAGTCTGGATTTCGAGAAACTTGATAAACTGGAAGCGGATTTGTGGGGATCTCTGGATGAGGGCGAGAGAGAGTGGCTGCTCAACAGTATCAGGCGTGACGAGCAGGACTACCCCCCTGCTATACAGCAAATGAAACATGCTAAAAGGTGGCTTGGGGCTGTGAAGGTTGACCTAGAAGGTATTCCCACTGGGTACTGGGATATACCCGAACACCCCTCTGTTAAGAAAGTAATGCGATTAGCAGTGCCCGAACTTAGCACTGAAGATATAGACTATTGGTTTGATGCAACATCCAGCGTGAAGGAGGGCCTTGAGGTTCAACCTCTGTATAGGCGACTAGCTCAAGTAAAGTCGCAGATGGAAAGGGGCACAGGGCCAGCTACTGGGCTTATCAAGCAGTTTAAGCTTCAGTTCCTGAATGCGGCACCAGAGGGCTGGTACTCTACTATGCTGATGTATGGATATCACGTTTATGGTGAAGGCCGTGGGCTGGATGCCATGAGGGAGGCATATATGGAGGGGGCTCCATTGCCCACGGTACCCTATGAGGAACTGTATGAGGAGAGCAAGATGGCCATGAATGGAGTGGGGGTTCCATAACAAGATGTTGTGCCTGTTGACGGAATGGTGTATATATATAGAGGAAAAGGAGACTAGGATATGGTAATGCCAGAGGAGCCACAGGAAGTAGAGCAGCCAGTTAACTATCTGGATGAATCCGATCCCGATGTAGACGCAGGTCTGCCACCACCACCCGAAGATACAGACGGTGGGAATATATCAGGAGCTATGGAGGCCGATGCGCCGCTAGTTAATGCGCCTGCTGGGGAGGCACAGGCACCACCTACTGCCCCGGCGGCTCCACAGTTAGACGAGAGGATGGTGCAAGAGGTACACCAGCGACGTGCCTTGGATCATCTCCAGCAGTGGAGGGATCAGGTAGGGCAATCAGCTCGCCAGTACGAGCAACGTCTGTCGCAGGCAGGATACTCCCCTGCTATGGCTCGTGATCAGGCGCGTCGTTATGTGCAGCAGGAACAAAGGTTTAGAGAACAGGGGCAGGAAGCTGCTGAAATCTTGGGGTTTGTTGAGGGCAGACAGGTGGCTGCTATTCATTACCTTGAGAAACACGGGCTGGCTGATAAGCAGATGCTTAATGACTTACGCTTTCTGCAACAGACCGGCACCCCTGCGGAAATGGAAAAGGAAGCTAAGCGCATGAAGGAAGACAGGGCCTTACGGTCTGAGAATGCGCGGCTAAAGCAAGGACAGGTCCCGGCGCAGACCTTCGACAACAGTCAGGGGTCAGCACCGGCATCGTCCAATGACCAACGCTTGCTGGATGCTTATATTTCAGGTGACAGGTCAGAGGCGGCTACTGCTGCCGTCAAGCGTATGATGCAGTGAAGCTAGTATAGGAGGTGCGTAATGGCACAGACAGCAACTACGGGTAATCTAGAGAATGCTCAAAGGATCATAATCTCGACTGCTCGTTACACAGAGGAGCATAATGCTCCAGCGATGAACCTGATTGAGCAATTCACATTGCCCAAGGGTTCAAAACAGGTCACTGTTCCCAAGGTGGGACAGATGGACATGAGCGACCTCGTTGATGGTCAGGACATCATAGACGAGGAAGACATCGGGATGACCACGGTAGACCTCACAGCGGCTGAGGTCGGAGCCAAGATCATCATCACTGACAAGCTGGCACGGCAGAGTGCACAGAATGTGTTCTCCATTATAGGGAGACAGCTCGGTGACGGCATGGCGCGCAAGAAGGACAAGGACGTACTGGCTCTCTACAGCGGATTCAGCACCGACATTGGTTCAGCGGGTCGCGCCATGAGCCTTGCAAACGTGTCCGCAACTGTGGCGTATGCCAAGGGTAACAGGTTCGGGTCACAGGTCTACATCGTCCAGCACCCATTCGCGGTGTGGGACATTGCCAACACGGCAGTGACGGCATCGACCACATATCCCGTACCCGCAGGGTGGTCCGCTGACCTGCTCGGCAACTTCTTCAGTGGGCTAAGACCCATTAACGGAGTGCCGATATTCGAGGATGGAAATATCAGCATTGACTCCAGTGACGATGCTATAGGCGTTTGCGCTGACAAGTCTGCCTTAGCCGTACTCAAGAGTGTGGATACTAGGACAGAGCGACAGAGAGACGCATCCATGAGAGCGACCGAGGTCGTGATCACCGCAGACTATGGCGTATTCGAGCTTGATGACAGCAAGGGTGTTGCTCTTACTCTGGATGCAGCGACACCAGCAACCAGCTAGTAGAGGTATCTGATGGCAATAACAACTAAGGAACGCACTGAGTTGCGACAGGAATTGGTAGGTCAGGGTTACTCGTGGAAGTATATAGACGAGTGGCAACCCAAGGTCACGCTGTACCGCCATAGGGCACTAACAAATCCCAGTGGCGAGACGGTGAGTCCAGTGGGCACGAAGCTAGAGAATATGCCCGGGAACCCTGACTATGTGAACAAGAAGGCGAGAGCGGGCTTACTCTCGTGGCCTCCGGGTAGTGCGTGTACCTGTCGATGGTGCGTGCGGATCGTAGCTGAACAAGAAAAGGTTACAGCTATTCCCCGTGCTGCCAAGACTGGTCCGTATTACAGCCCAACCAGCTAGGTGTAACGATTGCCGTGCCTAGCGATATATTAACAACGGCATTCGCAGGACTTTGAGCCTGTAGGAGGAGCTTTGACATGGCGTTTCCAACGACGATTTATTTAAGTTATGGGATGGAGAAGACTGAGACTTCTGAGCAGAAGCAGAAGCTCGGCACAAGAGCTGTTACCCCTGATGGCAGGGTGTTCTACTATGCCAAGAACAGCTCGACGGCGATTACGCCCGCAGGGAAGATTGTGGATGGCATTGCAGCAGTGGCAGCACACGACATGGACGTTGCCGCAGCGGCTACAGATGCAGGGAAGATCACGTTCACTAGCGGAACGAGCCTGACAACGACCAAGAACCAGTATGCTGACGGGTACGTTCTCTTCAATGACGGCCCAGCACAGGGCGAGGTCTACCGTGTCAAGTCCAATACTGCGGTATCGGGTGCGACGGGCCTTTCGATAACCATCGACGAGCCAGACGGACTCAGAACTGCATTGACCACAGCGTCCCTCTTTGGTCTTGCATACAATCCATATACAGACGTTAAGGTCATTGACGGCGATGGGACGCAGACAACTGGTCCACTAGGGGTCACTGTTATCCCGGTCACGGCAAGCTACTACTGCTGGCTTCAGACAGCGGGCATTGCCTCTGTTCTATCAGGAGCAGCGGTAGCTGTTGTTGGTGATGCTGTCGGCGTTAGCCAAGCGTCCGGTGAGGACGGTGCCTTCGACTTGTGGGACGCGTCCTCGGAAGAGGATAGGCAGCCCATAGGCCATGCAATGGGAATCCCGTCCGTGGATACGGACAACCAGATTGTGATGCTCAATATTCGTAACTAGGAATTGGAATGGTAACTGATCTATGGACTCCAACGGGGACTGCCCTAGTAGGGGTGGCCCCCGTTGGGAACAACGCGGAGACAGGTAGCCCCATTGTGGCGCATACTATAATGCTCAAGGCCAAGGATAAGTTTGGTAAGGAGCATAAGATGCGTGTGCAGGTACTGGCTGACAAGGACACAAGTCAGGCACAGGTGGAAGATATGATGGGGAATGCTGCCGAGAGGTTTGTGCAGGAAGTTGGGGAAAAGTATAACAAGCGGCCTCCGACAGCAGAGGAGCGCAAGGAAATAGGCAAGGCTTTAAATGAGCTAAGGCAATATGCCAACAGGCGTATCGCTAGCACAAGTAAAAAAATTTATTTTTAGATAAGGAATAGGAATATGGTGCAGGAAAATACTGATGTTAAGGTAGACATTACCCCCGAAGACGTTCAGACTGTTATGCAGTCGAACCCATTGATGGCGGTTCAGGTCCAGAATCGTGCCCTGTTTCGTAAACTAGGCGAGGCGTACAAAGAGATCGCAAGGCTCACCAAGGAGTTGGAACAGACACAGATGGAACTTCACGACACACAGAACGACTATGCGTCCGGACGGAGAGATAACGAGGTTCTGAAGGAGGCGTAACTATGCCAAAGGTAGGAAAGAGGCAGTTCCCTTACACAACAAAGGGCAAGGCGGCAGCTCAGAGGTATGCAAAGGCCTCTGGCAAGCCCGTGACGAAGAAAAAGAAGAAGGGTGGGTACTGATATGGTAATGATGCCACCGGGTGGGCCTCCCCCACCAAGACCACAAAGACCACAAGGGCCGCCACCGCCTCCACCTGCTGGTCCCGGTGGGCCCGGGATGGACCCCGCTTTTGCTGCGGCAGTCAAGCTGATGATGCCAGCCATTGAAAGTGTTATGAGAACCCTCGGCCCAGAGGACATACAGGGTATCCTCGGCAATGGCCAAGGGCCCAGAAGGCCAAGCCCAATGGGGCGACCCGGCCCTGCGCCAAGGCCCGCTGGTGGGCCCGGGAGAGCGATGCCTAGGGGTGGCCCGCCAAGGCCAGCACCCGCTCGGGGTAGACCAGCCCCTGCTCCACGGCCTCCTGCTAGGAGAGCAGCCCCAAGGCCACGAGCCAGACCATGACACAGAAGAAGGGTGGCTACTAAGATGGCAGGCCGAACAGTACAGAATGGCAGCCGTGGTCCTAAATCCCCTGCTAAGATACAGAATCCAGAGAAGCTGAAAGATCCTAAGTATGCGTTGGCACTGCATATCGTGCGCCAGCGACGCGCACAGCGTGGCAGGGGGATGCCGCCGGGTATGCCGCCAGCCCCAATGAGGTAAGATATGCCAGTTATTCAGGGTCGCACCCGTGAACAGTTACGGCAGCACATAGGTTATGCCCTTGGTGCTGTGTATGTCTCGTCGGCATCTACAAACGGGTCCACTACCACCCTTGTTGACAACACGTTGGTGTTGGGGGGTGCTGATAACTACATAGGGTACTGGGCTAGGTTCACGTCCGGGGATGATGACGGGGCAATCAGGCGCGTTACTGATTCCGCAATCTCCAGTAACGTGACTACGCTTACCATCATGCCAGCCCTGTCTGCATCGTCCACGTCCGGGGATACCTACGAGCTATGGCAGGGCACATATAACCCTACGTCCATAGATGATTTTATTAACCAGACAATCATTGGGGCGACTGGTAATGCCTATGACCCCATTGAGAACGTGGAGCTGCATGGCGACGGGAAGCAGCTCCGCTTTGACATCCCCTCCAATATATCCATGATCTCCAAGGTTGAGTATCGGGACAAGGTGAAATCCACACGGATTCATGCCTGTAATGTTACTTTTGATGAAACAACTGATAATGAAATGTCTCAAGAGGTGGATAGCAAGGACTTCAAGCAAGGGGGGTCATCACTTAAAATCACTACATCTGTCGGTGATGGCAGCTTTATCAGTGACTCTATCAGTTCACTAGATATCTCTGGGTATACCCATCTGGAGGGGTGGGTGAAGGCGACAACAGCCCTAGCGGCATCAGACTTCAATGTCCTTCTTGATGACACTGCCGCCTGTGCTAGTCCCGTTGAGACGCTTGCAGTTCCTGCGGTTGCAGCGGATACATGGACGTTCTTCCGCATAGAACTTGCTAATCCTGAGTCAGATACAGCGATTGTTAGTGTAGGCATTGAGTACAACGCAAACTCAGGCACAAATAAAGTGTGGTTCGATGACCTCCGTGTTGTTCACAATGACACGGCTGAGTGGACAACACTGTCGCGCCACAACTGGAGGATAGACAAGGCGGCCCGTGACCTGATGCTCGTGAGGGACGGACATGATGCAGTGGGATACTCACTCATTAAGCTGATTGGTGGCGATAAGCCAGCCTTGCTTACGAGTGATTCTGCGGCTACTGAGATTGATGAGAACTTCATAATAGCCAATGCTACCAACCTTGCCCTGATATCTACTTCAGGGGGGCCTGCTACAGACCCTGATGCAAAGAGGCAGCTTAGTGCCTACTGGGCTGCACAGGCAGAGCGTAGCAGGCGGGCGTTGCCCCTGCTTGTGAACGTGAGGCAAGTTGAGTAATGACCTCCAAGGTTATAGATACCAACGAGATCTCCCTGAATGGGGTCTACTACCCTATTACACGTCCTGTTCGTAGCACGCTGGCTTCTATCTACCCTGCCAAGGTAGTCATAGGAGACACGAGTAAGGATTCCAACCTACGCTCCTCCATCATAGCGTGGTCTGACTGGCGTGGAGGGATTGGCATTAACCGCATGGAGGGTGGCGAGACTAGCAGGGCGTGGTATAGCACCTGTCAGTTACGATACAAGAACCATCTGGTGCTTCCCGGCCTTGCTACTGAGAGTAGCACCCCTACTCATAGCCTTACAGATGCCACGATAGGGGCAATCAATACGCTTTCCTCTGAGGTATATGCCTTCTGGAATGGCTCAACCTCTGAGTCACCAAAGCTCTTCAAGTACAACAACACCAATGATAGCTGGGGGTCTGCCCTGACCCAGAGTGCCACCGATCAGGTTACTGACTCCGTGGTCTTCACGGATAGTGGGGGCACAACCTACCTAGTCTTTGCCCACTATGATGCTAATGGCAGCGGATATACCTACTCATCAGATGGGTCTAGCTGGACTACAGATGCCACAGACACACAGTTTGTGACCACATGGGACGAGCGTTTATGGGGCATATCTAATGTTGGACAGCTCTGGCATGCCACATCTATAGGCACAGAGGTCAACGATGCAGTGTTGCCCCTGCCTGACGGCTCCGTAACTGCCCTGTTTGTAGCCCGTAATGCTATGGGTGTGCCAATTATCTATGCGGCTACGGCTAGGGGACTGTATGCCCACAATGCGGACAACGCCATGTGGGAAGACACGCAGATGGACTTCCCCACCCACCCGGAGAACGGCAAGGGCACCGTGAGGTGGCGTGACTCGGTATACATTCCTTCAGGGAACGGAATTTACCGGTATGTTAACGGCAACAATGCGGCGGTTATCTCAGTGGTGGGCCCCGACAGGGATGACGGCCTACCCTCTGATAAGCGTGGTTCCATACGCCACATGGCCGGGTCCCATAACGAACTGCTGGTGGGCATAGATGCCAGCACGTCACCATCAACCATAAGCTCCACGGATGTCCCATACCAGTGGGTCAGTCACCAAGGATCAAAGGTTATTGCAGCAGATAGTGGGTATAGCACCATACTGGGGTACAACGATATGGGGTGGGAAGTGAAGTGGCAGGCGAGCACGTCAGGGAAGGGCTTTGATTCCATGCACGTCTCAGACGCATATGACAAGCACCGTGTGTGGTGGGGTCACAACGACATAGTGCATTTCATGGACTTACCCAGTGATATCATCAACCCGTCAGAGGTATCGGAGTTTTCCTATGCCCTAGAGGGGGTGCACGAGACACCGTGGTTCAATGCAGGGCAGTCAGAGATAGATAAGCTGGCATTAAAGCTACGCATTGAGGCACAGGATCTTAGCTCCACGGAGAAGGTCAAGGTGGAGTATGCCACCGACTATGCCGAGTCGTACACCACGGCTGTGGGAACGCTGGATGCTACAGAAATGGGAGCTGCGTCTGGGACATACACATATACGTTTGGCTCAAGCGCAGGCACGGTGTTCAGGGCTATCAAGTTCAAGCTCACCCTGAACCGCTCCACGGCTACAAGTACAGGGCTGGAGAAGTTCGAGACACCTGATGTGGTGAGCCTTACCCTTGAGTGGCGCAAGAAGATACCGGCTAAGTGGGGACACACCGTGGAGGTAGACCTCAATAATGAGCATAGGGGCAACCAGCCCAAGGACCTGCGGTCAGCACTTGTCAGTGCTATTGAGAGCACCACCCTCGTGGAGTTTACTTTCAGGGATGATGGAGGGGGTACGAGGAACTACTATGTGGATGTGATGGCAGCGGCGGGCATGGAGTATACAGGACATGATGAAAGAGGCACCACACAGATTTCTGTGGTGGAGCCGTAGGAGTAAGAATGAGAGTAGATACGGGCATAATAACTGTTTCTTCGGCAGGCACAGGGGTTCAGGCCAGCAACGTGACCAACCGTGTTAAGTACATCAAGTTCAAAGCCCTTGCGGGGAACTCAGGCATTGCCTATGTGGGCATCAGCGATGTGGCCTCAACGACAGGGTACGAGCTGAGTGCAGGCAACGAGATAGATATGAACTTTGGAGAGTTCGGGGGCAGTGTCCCGGCTAATGTTTTCTACGCAGACGCAGCGACCAACAACGACAAGGTCTGCTGGGTGATGATACTGGAAGGATAATGACAACACAGGCATCACAAGTACAGATTCCTGCGAACTGGGCTGGATCAGGGCCTGAGTACATTGCGTACCAGACCTTCATACAGCTAGGCAAAGACCCGCAAGAGGACTTCACCTACCAGTCAGCGCGCATGGGTGGCCGTCTGGACAAGGGCGGTATCATACTGGACTTCCTATTCACTAACCCGCCAGATTTGGCTGTCAATGTGCAGGGGGTATACTATCACTATGAGTTTGGAGTTGAAGTTAAGGCTCGTGATATAATGGCTCGTGCTATGATGGCAGGGAATGGTATAGCGTTAATCTTCATAGATGACGATGACTTGATGAGGGACCCGACATACTATTGCAGGGAAGCTCTCAATTATCGTGACCACTCTCAGATAGGAGGCGGCTAATGACAATCAATGTTGCGGGACATTTATACAACGATGCTGGGACTGCCATCAGTGGAGCCAGCGTTAAGCTCCTTGAGACGGGCACGACCACACAGGAAGGGTCTACGGTTACTACTGGTAGTGGTGGGGAGTGGGCTTTTACTGAGGCTGATCAGGACCGCTATGACGTAGAGATAACGAGTGGGTCATCGGTACGGCGCATCCGCTGGGATGACCAGATATCCCTCAAGGAACTGGATGCCCGCAACAACACGGGGGCTACTACCCCTGCTGCTACATTCAGCAACATTACTAATGCTGTAGCTAACCAAGTAGCTGTATTTAGTGGTGCTAATTCAACCAAAGCAGACAATGACGAGATATACCTGTCCTACAAACTAGCTGATTCTGCTGGCAACCTCGATGAGTTTGCCCGGATGACAGTGGTTGCAACAGACGTGACATCTGGCTCTGAAGATGGGCAGATAGAGTTTGATGTCATTAAGGCAGGGACACTTACCAAGGTCTGGACAATCACTTCCAGCACTGGTGCGGCCATGTCCTTCGACATGAACGTGGATGCCCTGACCATAGGGTCTGGAGCTGACACGGATGTCAGCCTTACCTTTGATGCCAATAGTGCTGATGGGGTCATCACATGGATGGAAGACGAGGACTACTTCAAGTTCTCTGATGACATCCTGATGAACAGCACTGAGCGTATCAACTTCTATGACACGGCTATCTACATCTACTCCTCTGCGGATGGGCAGTTAGATCTGGTAGCTGATACCGAGGTGCAGATAGCAGCCACTACGATAGATATCAATGGAGCTGTTGCCCTCAATGGGGCAATAACAGGGGCAACGGACATCACCTTATCAGGTGAACTAGATGCGGCAACCCTAGATATATCAGGCAATGCCGATATAGACGGGACTACGAATCTGGATGCCGTGGACATAGATGGAAACGTACAGCTAGACGGTACATTGACTGTGGGGGTGGATGACACAGGGCTGGACGTGAAGTTCTTTGGGGCTACGGCGGGGAGTTTTATGTTGTGGGATGAGTCCGATGATGCTTTAGAACTAACGGACTCAAGCCCAATTAAAATCGGCGATGGTGGGGATATGACTATCTACCACGATGGGAGCCACTCATACATCACCAATGCCACAGGAGCATTAAAGTTAGCTACTGAGACAAGTGGTATCGCTGTCACAATAGGACACGCCACATCTGAGGTCACCATTGCAGACAACCTTACGGTAACAGGAACGCTTACACTTGGATCTGGTGCAGAATTGGCCGAGGCAGAGTTGGAGCTGCTTGACGGCATCACCGCTGGTACAGCGATTGCTTCTAAGGTAGTTACTACGGATGCAAACATAGATACGTCAGGACAAAGAAACCTTACGATCACTGGTGAGTTAGATGCAGCAACACTAGACATCTCAGGCAACTCAGACTTTGATGGCACTCTTGATGTAGCAGGCAACACTGTTATATCCGCAGGCACATTCACGGTTGGCTCAGATGGTAGCGGACAGGATGTCATCTTCTACTCAGGGACATCAGGGGACAACCTCACTTGGGATTCCTCAGAAGAAGTTCTCCAGATAACAGGCACTAACGGGGCTACCGCCCTTGATGTTCTTGATGGTGATGTGCGGATTGTAGACAAGCTCTATTTCTTTGACCGTGGCGGTGAGTATATATCTAGCGATGGTGGTACGCTGACGATTAAGGGCGCGTCAACGATTGTGGACTCGACAGGCGGGAATTTTTATGTGAGGGCTGCTGGCGGTGGGCTGATTCTCCAATCGGCAGAGAATATATTCTTTGATGCGAGTCAATATTTTACTTGGCGTGACCAAGATAATAGCGATAATGAGATACTAAAACTTAACAGTGCAACTGCGACTGTCGCACTTGAATTTCAGCAGGCATCCACCATCAGCACCAGTACGGGCATCCTATCTCTGGATGCTGGCTCTACATCCATTCGCCTAAATGAAGCGGGTGCTGATATTGATGTCTTTATAGAGTCTGCGAACAATAACAAAGTGTTCCACACCAACGCAGGCACAGACACCGTGGGCATTGGAGGGACGGGCGTAACCGAGTCCATGCTGGCTATCGTCGCTGGTGCTGTTGGGCATAATCTATATACGCAGTACGGCGTAGCCATCAATGTTTTCGCAGATACTTTCAACGATACTGGGAGTGCTGCGACAGATGCAATTATACCCACGGTGTCCATTGCTCCATTAACCTATACAGGCACAAATGCCAACACCTACACAAACGCAGTCAGTCTATATATCCAAGGCCCACCTGTTGCAAGCACGAACATTACAATCACCAATGCTTACGCCCTCTGGGTAGATGCTGGGGTGAGTAGGCTTGATGGGGCTATTTCATTAGGCACTGACCACGGTGATGATGGGCAGCAACTAACATCGGGCGGGGATGACGCAGCCTGTGATTGGACTGCTGCCAGTTCTCTGCGAGAGCATAAAAATATTGGAAGTGAGGCTGATGCAGGCCAAGCACTTCAGGCAATGCTGGACGCAACTCCATACCACTTCAGATACAAAGAGAAGCACGGCACGGGTGACTCAAGGACAGAGTATATCGGCGTGATGGCTGATGATGCACCGTGGGCAATGCACTACAAGGGAACGATTGTCAATCCAGTTAATACTCTTGGGTATACTGTGCTAGCGGTACAAGCATTGAACGATAAAATTGAGAGGTTAGAGTCCTTACTCGCAAAGGAGGCATAATGCCATTAAGTGATTCGGAGAAGGTAACGCTGGTAACAGATGCGCTCAAAGACCACATTCCTTATGAAGGGGCTGGAAGCGATACTAGGGACTTGGCAGCTTTGAAAGCGGCATTTCTCAAAAGGCACTTAGACGCTCTCGTGATCTCATACCAGAGGGCACAGGCCAATGCAACAATGGAAGTCATCGCCACTGAGACGGTGACCTGATATAGGTGGTGAACCATGTTTGCTATGATGAGGATATGGCTGACCAACAGGCCCTTGTTCCGGGCACTCTGTGCGTTGGCACAGGCCACGGAGGCTATACCGGGACGAGTGCCACCCGTGGCTAGGCAGAAGATCAACCATATATACTGGGCTAAGTATGATTCAGAAGGTGCGTGGCAACGGTGATAGGCAAGGTCAGGCCCCAGATATTTTTAGCAATACTGGTGCTGGGTATTCTTGCAGGGGTTGGGGCTTGGCAGCAACAGCCTGAGATAGCCACCGGTACCATCGGTGGTATAATCGCGCTCGGCATGAAGGTATTAGAAGCGGAGTAGGCTCATGTGGATAGCAGAATTATTTATTAATTTTTTAATTGCCCTTGAGTTTGGGTGGTGGAGCTTTCTCCGCTCACCCGGCCACACATATCGCCGCACAATATTCTACCGTGATTGGGTGTTGGCGAAGGTGGAGTATCTGCAATCTGAGAGTGCCAAGTGGCGAGCCTTATTTACCACGCTGAAGCTACCATACAGTGCGCTAAGGATGATGGGCCTATCACCGAATATGGCGGTGTCTATGCTTGTGGCAGGGAGTGCAGTTGGTGGTGGAGCGATAGCAGCAGAAATGATGGAACCGCCATCATTTAGCAAGGGTGATGCTGGCATATATGACGCTCCGTTAGACACTCCCGTATTCGTAGCCGAGAGTTTCAACACCCTTAGAGTAGACCTTGGGTCTACGGCTGTGGGGAATATAACCATCAAGGACACCACGCTTGGCACGGCGTTCACGGGGTCGTCTTTGCCGTCGGGCGAAACGTCTCCCATAATCATCGGGGGCAAAGCAGCAGTGGTTGACCCTGCGTTCTCCGAGACTTTTCTTGAGACATCATATCTGTTGGTGGATAGGTGGCGGTGCGAGTCGCTCCTGATTACCAACTCAGAGGCGAACAAGCTGATAGTCACTGGCATGGTTTCAGACGGGCAGAGCCTTAGCCCTGTTCCAGCAGCTATCCGCATGCGGGCGGTGAATGGGGGAGTCAGGGCTGCTGACATGGAAGGCCATTCTAACTACTTTGACCAATTGCGCATACAGGCGACGAGCAGTGGGGTCAATGGCAAGGTCGATGTCTTAACCCTTTCCAATTTGTACAGCCGCGGAGGCTCGTGCCTGATAGACAGAGTTCTTGCGAATGTGATAGAAATCAGGTTAGGCGAGATAGGAGGGGATTCAGATTTAGCCACCAAGGCATTCCAGATCGCCGATACCGTTTCCTATACCACATTTGAGGCCGTTGGCAATGTTGAGGTAGCGATGGCAGTACCTGCCATCCAGTGATAACCATGTGGCCATTCAAGCGTAACAGGTGGAAGCCCCCGAACAGCCCCCTAACATCCTTCGCCTTTGAGAACCAAGGAACTTGGGAGATGTGGCAGGGGCTGATGGATGTCCGAGAGAGGGTGGGCCGCATAGAGGGAGGGCTAATGTTGCTGATCCCACTGGTGTTGGCGATTCTGGGACTATTGATTGCGGAAGGTGTGAGGTAAACTATGGATTGGGTTGTCATAATGGCCCTGAGGTGCCTTAAAACGCCATGCAGGCATGGTGACAACCCTGCTAGAAATGAGGAATAGGCATGAGGCATTACATGGACTCGGATGTGAGACATGCTATGGAGGTCATAGAAACAGCCAGCACAGGGATCAGACTGGAGGTGGCGTGTTTGCTCATGCGCCAGTCGGCTATGGATTCGTCAGTGGGAGTTGTTGGCAGGGGGTTCCTAAGAGAATCAGTAAGTGGACTACAGGCGGTACTCGACTGGATCTCTGTCGGTGACCGTGAGGCACTAGTGCCCAACGTAACAAGCGAGGAAATGGAAACGGAGGCATTATGAATTGGATACTAAGGTTTCTACCAAAGGATACACAGCAGCTCCTTGTATTGGGTCAGAGGATCATCGCATCTCTGGATACACCGGAGGAGCGCAGGGCTGCTGTGCAGTACGGCATACATATGCTGTCTGTTGGATCTGATGGTGGGTCGCGCTGTACAGTGAGTGAGTGGGCAAGGTTCGGCTCGATGCTCGGGGTCTTAAAAGGACCTGCCCAGAAACCCAAGTAGGTGTCTCAGGGGCAGGGTAAGGGACACAAGAGAAAAAAATAAATATAGAAACTGGTTCTCCTGCGTATAGATCGTTCTCCCTGCCCCACATTACTTTACTACCCCCCTTAAAGGGGGGTAGTTAGTAAAGTACCGGGAGAGTCAGCCCCTCTTACAACGTATCGTGGTTAGCTCCTCCGTGTACGTCACGGCCAATCTTTTCCGGGATCAGACCCCACTACCGGGGCTTGGTGTGGGGGAAAGAGGAAGGATTTGGCACCTTATCCCTGAGCTGTTTCACCGTGACTCTCCCGATGTAGACTATTATACACTATCCTATCTCCGCCACGTCTATATTATCCTAATTCCTCCTATCTCCTTCTGCTATAGTTTCCTCGTTTTGCTTCTTTAAGTTGGCCTCTCCATTCGTAACGACATTTAGGACACATAAACCATCCTGATGTTGTGTTACGCCTCA